CACTGACGAGCAGTAGCACGAATATTCTTATCATTACTAACCCAAATAACATAAGCAGCGGCGCGATCAGCATCCGTCCACTCTGTTCTCTTACTCACCGCGCACCATCCTCATATCACGCGCAGCCCGCATACGCTGCTCATTAAGCATCTCATTCCCAATAATCTCATCAACAACCTTCTGCTGATACTCAGGAACACCCGCAAAATTCGTATCCTCAGCATTAGGCTTATCCTTATTATCAATAACCACAGTATCAAGCGCAGGCTCCAACATCTCCTGAGGAGTAACACCCTTAATACCACTATTACCAATAATCTTAGCCCCAGTCGTAGGCCCAATCGCGCCACGAAGTTGCAGCGACACACGCGGCGACTCACCAACAGGCTGATTATCCTGCTGAACAGCCATCTGCGTCAACTCAAAATGCTTATAAAACTGATTACGAATCATCTCAGGAAGCGTCTCAAACTCTGCGCTCTTCATATACGCAGAATGCGCCTCCAAATGAATCGCCTTATTCTCATAAGCCAACGGCTGCAATCCAGCCTCAACACTCTGCTGCAACAATTGCGGATCAATATCGCCGCCCTGCATCATACTCATCATAAGTTGCTCCTGAGCCTGCTTAGCCGCCTGCTCATTAATAATACCACCATCAATCAACTTATCATGCTCACGCATAGCCTGCTCCTCATCAGCCTCAAACTGCATCTGAAGCGACTTAAAATCAGCCATATCAAGATACTTATACGCCTTCGTAGGCGACAAAATACCCATCTGAAGCATCTGCATAACACGCGCCTGACGACCCGCTCGCGTACGCGGAAGACCAGAACCAGCCTCAACCTTAACAGTAACACCCTTAATAAGATCAGCATCCTCAAAACGCTCAACCTTAGGCTTAGAACCAGAACCAGTAATAACCAGCGTACGAGGCTCATTATAATACTGTTGCGCCAACTGAAGCATAAGATTACCACAACGCTCCAACGCCCGCTCCATAAGCATAATCTGCGGAGCCAAACGATCAGTAGCAGCCTCCTGAAGCAAATCAATCGCCACCCCAGCCTCAACATTCGGAGGAACACTACCCTCCACAACCTCATTCAAACCAAAAATATCCTTCAAACGAGCACCAAGATCCTGCAACGAATCAAAAACATACCCCGGCAACGACGGCAACGGAATCTGCTCAGGAATCTTACCAGCCACAGGATTATACTCAAGAATAGCACCCGGCTCATCCGTCACACGCTGACGAAGAGAACCAACAGGCGCAATCATCTGCGGCTTCAACGTAAGATTCTTATACTCAATCATCTGAGACAACGTACGATTCAACTCCTTCTGAAGAGGAATCGCCTGCTCAACAACACTAGTATCCCACAATTGTCCCGGAATACGCATACCCGGAAACTTCACAAGCGGCAACTCCTCAAAAGGATAAGGCCACGGCGCATCATACAACACAATCGAAGGATCCTTCGTAAACACCACAAAACGACCATCCGGATACTTATCACCCGGAACAAAATACCCATAATACACCGTACGCACATTCTCCTGCGTACGCGAATCCAAACTACCAAACATCCCCGGAAGCGTCTCATCAGGATACTTATTCACCGCATTCGGCTTCAAACGAACCCCATAACGATTAAACACCTCATCAGAAGTCATAGCATGAACACAAAACGCATACTTACAATCCTCAAACACCTGAGCAGAATCATCAAGAAGCACATCAAACGGCGACATAACATCCACACGAATCTCACCCTGAAACACACGCTTCTCAAACTGGTCCGAATCAATCCCCATCTCACCAAGCGTCTTATCAAAATAATACTTAACAAGAGGATCAACAATAGGCTGACCATCAGGATCAACCATAACCTTCATACCCGGACCAGCCTTATCATCCCAAGTAACCTTCCAAAAACCATTACCACAAATAATAGCCCACAACATCGCCTCTTCACGCTTCTCAGTCAAATGAAACGCATCCCACCAATAATCAAGAAGATTCTCAGCAACCTGAGTAGCCTTCTGAGCCTCATACGACGCCTGACCCGGCGTAGCATAAAACTGCGGCTTAGACTTCACAAGACGACTAAGAAGCGACTGCGTATTCGGCGCAATCTGATTCGACACCAAACGCACACGATAACGCGGCTTATCACCATCATCAACCGGCAAAGACTCAATACGACGAGCCTTCCGATTATAAAACACATACTGCTTACCCTTATAAAAAGCAAGATTAATCTTCCACTGCCGCGCCATATTCTCACGCTGACGCTCCAACTCATCCACGCGCTTAACGAGACTAGCCGCCGAAGCAAAACCAGTAGGAATATCATCTGTAAACTTGTCAGCCATCTCGTCCAATACACGCCTCCTTAAACAAACTCAATATCCGAAGGAGCCAATCCAGCCTTAGAAAGAATATCATTATACTCATCAAGAGAAATCATACCCTGATTCAACGCCCAATCAGCATCCTGCTCATCCTCACTTACTCTTAGCAGACCCACCGGAACGTCGCTTAGCGGGCTTGCTCCCTCCAACTTCAGCCTCGCCAGCCTCAACCTCTCCGTCTCCAGATTCAACATCTGCTGCGTCCACGCTCTTTGCGTTTCCAGAATCTCCTGCAACACGCTTAACAACATCGTATCCCGCTTGCTCCGCCAACCAAACAATCGTATCCTCCTTAATGACACGAGTCTTCCCGCGACCAATCCACGGCGAATTCCTATGCGCATACCCAGTATCAAACACACGCTCACCCGGAAGCACACGCTCCCCAGTAATAGCATCCCCAAAATTAGAATTAGCAGTAAAAAACCCGATCATACCATACTCCCTAAATAGTCATCAACAAAATCATCCCTCGGAGAATCCTTAGGCAAATCATTCAACACAAGCGCCATCAAACCAGAAGGCTCCTCCTGCAAAGGAGAAACAAACTCTCCAAGAAGAGCACCAGCAGTACGAAGAGCAATCTCCATACTATCCAAACAGTCATCCTTCGGCGCCCGAATCGAAGAATCATAATCAACCCACTCCTGAATAAAATCAGCATGATCCTTCTTAATCTTAACCTTACCAATACGAAACAAAGGCGACATAGCCAGAATACGCTCCCACTTCTTACCCTTAGCAAACAAAGGAACAACCGGCGGCATCGTTTGCAGTCTTTCAGTCTGCTGCACTAGAGCCGCCTGATAAGCATTACTCTCAATACCAATAATTTCTGGCTTATACTTAATATAATACTCCTCAATCTTGAGAAGTTGCTCTGCGAATGGGATTCGCGCCGCGTATTGCTCTAGTAGAAACACTTCGTTAGAGTCAGCAACCCCAATAATTGTGATTACGAACCTGTCCGCATTCGCGGAGAGGCTAATCGCGGGGTCTACTCCCATGTATTTACGCAATTTTAGCGGTTTTCCCTCTTCGTCGATAAGATCCTCGTGTGTGTAATAGTGCAGCCAGTCTCCGGCTAGGTCTTTGCCTGCCATACTGTCAAAACTCGCCATATACTCTTGTGCGAAAAGCAGCGGATGATACCTAGACTGCACATACTCCCACTCTTCACGGCGGAAGTAAGGATTATCAATACTACGATACTCTACACGACTATTATTCTCGTCTTTACGAGACTCAGTACTAAAAAACTCTTCATAAAACCAGTTTTTCTGGTTCGGAGTGGTGGTTGTGATTAGAAGACCCTGCTTGTCCGACAGTGATGGACGAATAACACCCCACGCTTCCTCATTTTTGATGAAGGCTGCCTCGTCCATCCATAAGATATCCAAGCCTGCGCCACGCAAACTCTGCGGATCCTCTGCTGATTTGAATTCCACAAGACTTCCGTTCTCAAATTCAAAACGCATACCACCCTTGTTTTCTTTAACTTCCTTACCAATGGTTAATCCTGCCTTAATACATACGTCTCGGAAGGTAAGGTACGATGGTCGGCCAACCTTATACGAGGCTGAAAGCGCCCAAACCCACAATGGAGTGTCGCTCTTCCGACCATGTGCATCCTCGTGGAATTGTGAAGGATGCAGACAATAAAATAATACTTCCCAAGCGGCTGATAGAGTCTTACCACCGCGACGACCAGCCACAAGATGACGAAAACGAGTAAGATTCTTCTTATTCTGATCAGTATGAAACAAAGTCTGATAATAATGCGGCGCATAACCCTTAGATAAAAACCAGCCCATCTTACCGGGATACTCCAAAATAAGAGACTCTACCTGCTTACTGCTCATTTTCGTATCAGCATACGTATAATTACCCACTATTTCCTCCTAATGGGGCCGATGATCCCCACACTTAGGACACTTAGAATAATAATGCCTCTTTACGCTGTTCCTTGATAATCCGCTTTGGTTGAACATTAGACCCAAACACAATAACTCCTAAAATAATAATTATCCTAATAAAAAGCCACTAAACTGAATAGCCGCATTACTATGAAAAGCGCCAATATCTACAAAAACACTCGCATACTGCCCAGCAGTTAAAGGCCAAATAGCAATTACAGGATTAGGGGGCGCATACTGCTGATTAGGAATTTGAACATACCCTCTCCAAGCACCACTATAAGCCGAATTACCATTAATTCTAAGGCTAAGCCCAACAGGATTATACGTATTTTCTCCAAAACCACTAGCCGCAAAATAATAATTACCCGTTACAGGAGCAGTAAAACGCCCAGTAGTAGCATTTAAATGCCCCCCAACATTACAAGCAACCTGATTATAATTATTCCACTCGCCCGTAATCGCCCCCGGCGCAGAAGTCCTTGCAGCACTAAACATCGGCTGATACGGAAACCTAACCCTACCACTAGCATCTACACTAATAGCATCTAACGTATAATCATTATCTTGAACCCAAGAAGAACCATTATACACAAATAACTTCCTAGTATCAGCCTCAAAAAACTGTTGACCAGCACTCATACCCGTCATAGAAGTACGATCCGCCGCCAAACCAGCAGTAACACCCAAACCACCAAAAGCCTTAGCCACAAACCCCACCTCCCCAAACAAAAAAAACAACCCCTCACATACATAAACGAACAAAACACAACAAACCAGACACCAAAAAACAAAACTTAACAAACACTTAACAAACAATAACCATAATAAGCCAAAAACACAAACGTACAAAAAATATACGCATAGTAATTATATATGTATGTGCAGTCGTGAACGGGGGTATGGGTATGCGCTATGCGTATACGCTAAAGCCGGATTTACAGCAAATACCAGCCTAGTAGTGTAATATTTGACAGTACGTGGGATGATGATTTGACAAACATATTACTTATACTGCTATGCAGTATAAGTAGTATTCTCTAATCAGCCTACCAATCTTTGATTGGTAGAATCTTTTACTCCTCTATATATATATAGAGGAGTAAATACTATCCTTACTATGTAAGGATAAACCTTTCTTGGCTAGAATATACATACTTTAACTAATCATAGATTAGTGAAAGGATGTGTGTTTAAGCCAAACTAGCCTTTAGGCTAGTATCGTACGTGTGGACATTACCTTTGGTAATGTTTAGGGTTGTCTAACTCCCTACTTTGTAGGGAGTTATTGGTTCTTTCTACCCCCTATGGGGTAGAAAGAATAGGGATTGGCTCGGCAAACTCTATTCCCTTCCACGGTTTATCTCTCTTAGTCCTTTAGGACGAAGAGATAAACCTTAGGAAGGAAAGAAGATGACCGACAGCAACCTGATCGCTGACCTCGCCGAGGCCACCCCGGAGCAGATCGCCGAGATCCTCGGGATCCTCGGGATGAGCGACGCGCCGACCACGGAGG